CTGGTATATTAATCATCGTCTTAGAATATCCATCTCTGAACACTCTTCTCCATATTGAAGTTCAATCAATTTCAGCATCTCATTCGTATTGTTAGAGAGTCTGTGCCATTTTTCTTTTGGAATCCAAATGTCTTCGTGTTCGCCAAAGACACCAACGAGTTTTTCAATTCCATCGTTAGAAGTATGTAGTGTCGCATAACCTTCAGCAACAAACCAAAACTCAGAACGTTTCTCATGCTTTTGCATACTCAATGACTTGCCAGGTTCAACGTTTAACTCTTTTACTTTTAGAGTCTTACCTGTTTCATGTAGTACTCGATAGTTGCCCCATTGTCTGTCTGTCTTTGGTGCTTTCCATTCTTCAAGAATCCATCGGCTACTGTTTTGCTTATTCTGTCCGCCGACACCAAATACAAACTTCACTCTTGGATTATCTGCATACGCATCTTGTTCTGGCACATTAGTGTGGTCTCTGTCTCCGCCATTTGCGAAAATGATTTCTGCATTTGGATTTTCTTCTAACAGAATACGAATGCAATCGATGCTATTATTAGTGTCATCATTAAATGATAACGCTTCACTTACCATTGAAAGATTTGATATGATTGCAATGCGTTCTTGGATAGGCATAAATGCACGACCTTTCTTACGAGAGAGCCATGCATCGCTATTCAAGCCAACAACTAATCTGTCGCCTAGTTGAGCCGCATCTTGAAAGTAAGAGATGTGTCCAGAATGTAGTGGATCAAATCCACCTGTCGCTAAAACAAGTTTTGTCATAATTAATAATAATTTTTGTTAAATTCATCACTACACATTTCGTGTACTAAGTCTTTGAAAGAATATTTAGGCACCCAATTTAACTTCTGTTTTGCTTTTGTGCAATCACCAAGCAATGTGTTCACTTCAGCAGGACGATAGAATTCTTCGGATACTTCAATGAGTGTTTGTCCAGTCTTCATATCAATACCAACTTCATCCAAACCTTCGCCTTGCCATTCAATTTGTACTCCAAGATAGTCTGCAACCATATCGCAGAAGTCTCTAACAGAATGTTGTTCGCCACTAGAGATAACATAGTCATCCGATACATCTTGTTGCACTAGAAGATACATTGCTTCTACGTAATCTTTAGCATGACCCCAATCTCTGAGTGCATCTAAGTTGCCTAAACGTAATGGCTCTTTATCACCCATCCATGCATTGAAAAGTCCTTGTACAATTTTACGTGTAACAAATTCAGGACCTCTACGTGGACTTTCGTGATTGAATAGAATACCATTAGATGCGTGAATGTCATAACTTTCACGATAGTTGACAGTAATCCAATATGCATATAGTTTTGCAATTGCATATGGACTACGTGGATAGAATGGAGTCTTTTCTGTTTGTGGTACTTGCTGAACCATGCCATACAATTCACTGGTTGATGCTTGATAAAATTTGCATCTTTTATCCAAACTTCGAATTGTTTCTAGCATAGTGAGTACGCTAATGCCATTTACTTGTCCAGTAAATTCAGGCATCTGAAAACTTACGCCAACGTGTGACTGTGCGGCTAAGTTATATACTTCATCTGGTTGTGTTTTTACAATGATGTTTCGAACATTTGCAGTATCAGTTAAATCGCTGACATGTAGTTTGATATCGTCTTTGATGTATTCAATGTTTGTAGTATTGAAACCTGTGCTGAGTCTACGTGCAAGTCCATGTACTTCGTAGCCCTTACTCAATAGAAGTTCTGCTAAGTAACTTCCATCTTGTCCTGTAATTCCTGTAATCAGCGCAACTTTACTCATATACCCTTAAACTCTCATCAAACTCAAAAATTCTTAAAAAAACATCATTTGATAACTCGGCAGTATGCAGTCGAGCGCCAAATTTAAATTCATTCATATATTCTTCAGTTCCAATAACCGCAATGATTCTTGCCGCAGATTTTAGAATCCAATTGTGAACTTGTTCTTTGCTATACGTAGCATAGTCTTTTTCGGATATAATAATTAAATCATAAACTTTATCGGGACTATCAATTCGTTTAACAATAGGCACAGATTGAATTTCTGGATTATCAATTCCATGAATTTCATTTGCTTGAATGAATTCAATTAAAAATCCATTATCACACTCAATGAATAATGCTCTATCGTATATGCCATATGCGTTGAGTTCTTGGAGAACTTTATGTGCTATAGCTTTATAATAAAAATCTCTAAAATATTCTCTATTTAACATTATGATCCCCCTTCATAAATCAGTCATAAATTAGTGACAGGTTATTCTGTTACGAGGAAACCTGCCGAAACCCTAGTCAGCGTTTAGGCTGCCAATGCGAAACGTGAGTCGTTTGCGTTTACTTTGGTTTCTTCTTTTTACATCGTTGCTGATGTGCTGTCCACTCTGTTACTCTTTGCCCTGTCGAAACTATGCACCCCCATCAAAAGCATTCTTAATCTCCAGCATACTTGTGGCGATCAATCCACTTTCAACCTTCTTCGATCCTGCGTCCAGTTTAGAATACTTTTGGTGGAGGTGGGGGGATTCGCACCCCCGTCCAGAACCTGTTTCTCTTTGCTTCATACAGCAATAACTAACATTATATCATTATTTATATGACTAGTCAATCAGTACGGCATCATATGCTTCACGGTAAGATATAAAATCTTTGATGTAGTCGTTGCGCTTCTTAATGAACACTTGTGGATGTTCAGAGTCAACTGCTATCATAATTACAATTTGTGATACTGGTATTCCAGTTCGTTCTTCATACATCACTGCATAAGCAGAACATTGCATGAAGTATCCTTTAATCCAACTCTCATCTTTCAACTTGCTTGAAGTCTTAAAGTCAATGATAGATAATTTGCCATCATATTCTGCAATACAGTCAACTCTACCAGCAACTCTTAGGTGATGAGAATACAAAGGAATTTCTAGCGCATGAATGTTGTTTACGTGTTCATCCAATAAAGGCTGTAACGATTTGAACATAGCGATAGTGTCTGGCATTGTCTTGTGTATGTGTGCTGGATTTGTGCGAGCATAATCTTCTTCATTGTTCAAATAGTTTTCACAAATCTTGTGAACCTTAGTTCCACGATTGGATGCTTTAGTTGAAATACGATTCGCTTCTTCTTCACCAACTCGCCTGCGCCACTCTAGAATTTTATCTTTGCCATGCTGAGATGTGATGGTAGTTACAGATGGATACAGTAATCCCTCTGGCGTCTTGTAGAATCGCTTACCATTGATTGTTTCGGTTTCTAGGTCATAATCAATGTCACAACCAACATGTTTAAATTTCATTTTTATAGTACCACAAAATATAGATTAAAGTATTTATCTCCGTTACTTTCGAGACCTCCACTAAAATGTATTATAGGAAGATTATCCAAGTCTTTCAGTTTATCATATATGTTGATAAATGTCAAGTTCGATACATCTCTCGATATGTCTTTCAGGTGCAGAGATTCAAACTCAAGTTCAAACCCACGTTTACTGGTGTTCTCATCTCTTACGGATGCCGCTCTGGTAATCTTAGTCTTCTCAAGAAACTCTGGATATAAATTAAAACCACTAGCATCAATCAATGCTTTGTATTCGCTTGAAGGTTTCAAATCATATCTAGTCACTACGGACTTAGCTTCGACCCATTTGAATCCAAACCCAAAAGGTTTAAATGGCGATTCACAATAAACTTTATATTTTGCAATATCACCATCTGCTTCAATAGCAAACATAATACAACTGCAATCTTTATACTCGGACATTAATCTGAGAACATATTTTTCTGGGAAATTATATTTGCGAACAAGTTTAAGAACATCATTGATAGATGTGAAATTTTGTTTTTTATATATGAAAACAATGAAACGATCACGTACAAGGTGTTCTTTAGTAACCTTAACAGAATGATGAATTTTGATTTTATGTGCTTGCCAAAATTCACTCTGAAAATTACGCAAGAATTCTTTAACGTGTGCGTTATCAGTCCTAACAGATTCTAGTGCTAGATATTTTGGATTCAATGTGCTTAAGTCTATGTTTCCTAAGCCAGCATTAGTTATTAGGGGTTCCGTCTTCATGTTGTAGTTTCGCTAAAATATAATCTTTCACTAGTGAGGAGCGAACAATGTCATCTACAGTAAATTCAATCTTTGTGAATGCTTTCATGTGATATGCAATGTCAAAGAATTTAAGAATACCTGATACATCATTCTTTTTCTTATTCAAGTCTGTTTGGCGATAGTCACCACACCAAATAATCTTAGAGCGATAACCAACCCGTGTCATAACTGTATCTATTTCTTCGAACGTCATATTTTGCATTTCATCTACAATGATGATAGCGTCATCAAATGACATACCACGAATGAATGATGTTGAAATGAATTCAATATGTCCTTGTTCTTCTAATCTATCCCACGCATCTTTGCGACCAAAAAGAGTGTCGCAGATTTGACGATATGGTTGTTGATAGATTTCCATCTTCTCATTCACATCACCAGGTAAGTGACCGATTTCTCGGCTTTGAACAGCAGATCGTACTACGATAATTTTATCGAATGGATTCGATTTATCCATTACCTCTTCGATTGCTTTGTATAGCGCACAGAATGTTTTACCTGTACCTGCTACACCATGAAGTGCTACGAAATAGTCGCCACGTTTATATGCTTCGAAAAATAGTTTTTGATTTTCTGTTAACGGGTCAAATGTTTTTAAATCATCTAGTCTGAGTCTGAGTGTATTATTGACAGGTTTAGATTTTGGTGGTAACTGAATGTCAGATTCAGTAGTTGCATTTTTTGCAACGGCTGCTTTTCTTGCCATTGGAGTCCTTTTACTTGTTGTATAGTGTGTCCCCATTATTAAAATGTGTTAACATTTCCTCTAGGATGTGCTTCTTTTGCTTTTGCAAGGACTTCTCTGAATCCATTATCTGGCTTGCGGATGCCCAAACGAATAGGGTCGCCAATTGATGGCGCCCCTAACAAAACAGATTCAAGGTGTGGATTGTCTTTCAAGTATTCTTCCCTGAGAGAAAGACTAAAAAACTTTTCTGTTATTTCACCAGTCTCACGATGGCGAAAGTTGTAAGTTGGCATTGTTTACTCCGTATAAAAACCATTTCGGTGTTTCTCTGTTTTTCCAATTAGCGAATCTCGCCTTATCATGTATATAGTAGTTGTGATAGGACTTAATTGAGTCATTCGTCACTTTGTATATATCTGGCATTGCAGGAGTAGGTTCAGTAAATGGAATGTCAGCAATGTTTTCTGGAGGCATACAGAGGTACTTTGCATATTTTTCACATGCATGGTGCTTGCCATATCGATGTGTGTATTCTGCTAACAAGTGAGTCCACATCTGATATAGCCACATATAGTTTTGTTTGCTTGCACGAACCCATATGTTTGACGGATGATTAACGTGTGATGCTTTCATCAAACCTGTATTCATGGATTCACTTGGATGTTTCCACACTTTAATATGGCGCCAACGTGCAGGTAGCGAACCGAGAACATATCGCTTTTCCACATCTTGAGTGCCATCAAGCACACGGTGTGCGGTAGACATGAGTTGTGCATACTCAATAATCATTTTGACAACGTGTTTATCTAAGTGCATTTCAGCACAGATTTTTGGTTCGTGATTAAGATAGAAGATGTTCATTTGGCAGTATCATATGAGAGGGTATATTATTGATTATTTGAATTTGCATTACAATTTCTGTTAAGTCTGCACGTTGGCGATATGATCCATAAAACCATCCATGAACATCTCGCTGACCACGCAAAGTCTCAAAGTTAGACACATAAACAAAATGGCTCAGTGAAATTGGATATCCAGTCTTTGATAGTTCATCAGCTTTTTTACGAATAAAAAAATCGTATTCTTGCCTATTGCCTGCAACGATGTATAGTTTTTCACTTGCCATTTTGTATGATTAAACGAAATCGTAAGTCTTTTCAAAGATTGGACCATCACAGATATAAAGTTCTCCGTCAATACCTTTCATAAGATAATCACCAGCTTTGCCTTGCTTGTAATTACCCTCAAGTGTATTCACACGGAAGTCTTCGTCAATGCGTTTAGCATGTACCACAATCGGACGTTTCATACACGCACCCATTTCGGCAACGTCTTCAAATGTATCATAAGTTTTCATATTCTCTCCACAAGTACTTTATCGCCTTGGTCTCTACCAAACGACATGTTATCATAGTATACACGAACAAGACCCTTTCGTGCAAGTGAAACGCAGGTAATACATGCACCAAAGTAATTTACATTTTCGGTAATGTCATCGATGCATTGGCTTGGCACACCTTCGGCACGGGAAAGCATTTCAGTCATCAATACAATGTCTTCCATGCCATCATTAAATTCACTATCGCCCTCTTCAATGATTTCAGATAGTGCTTTTAGATTATCATCGGATAGTTTCTTAAAGAATTTACCCAATGATGTGTATGGATTACGCATCAACATCTTTGCTACTGATTTTGTAACAGGCAAAAGTTTATCTGATGCAATAATCTTTTCCATGCAAGGATGAGAATTCTCAAAGTCAAGAGGTTCTTCCATTAAATCTCCACGTATTTTAGTTTAAAGTCATCGGCACGATTTTCATAATTAATGTATCCACGTGGATTGCAAACAACCCTAGTGCTACCAATCATGTAGTCAAATTCTTCGTGCGTATGTCCATGAGTCCACAATTTGATTTGTGGGTTATCCAGAATGAATTGATCCAAACGGCTACTGTATGCACCATTCATAATCACTTCAGTTTGATATCGTGGATGTGTAGATGCCTTGCTAGGTGCATGATGCCCAACAACAACATACTTGTTTGTATTTTCACCGAGCATGGCAGTAGTCACTTGAATGTATTGTAACATTTTCTTGTGATCTTGTACAGTATCTTCTGGTGTGAATCTAGCAGGACGCTTATGAAATTCGGCTTGTTGAATTGGCTGACCATTGTCATCTAGCTTAACATTACCATCTGCATCATACGCATTGACCATAGTTTTGTATGAAACCATTTCAGTGCTGTTTTGAATGATACGAAAATCATTCATTACACCACGAATGTGTGCAAGTGTAACAGGGTCTTGTGCATTCATGTCAGTCCACAATGTACCACCAATGAATGTTACGTCATCAATGACTACATGTTCTTTGTCGAGGATGTGTAGATTCGGAATGTGTCCGAGAAAGTTTCGTAGAATGGTAAACGTTTCAGCATAGTCACCATTATAGTGTTCGTGGTTGCCTGCAATGTAAATCACTTTAGGAAATTCAAACGCACAACGGGAAAAGAAGTCAATATAACGTTGACTTTTACCATACTCTACAAGCCCATATGGGTCAGACTTACGAAAGTCAGCGGCAACGCAGATATCGCCAGACAGTATTAATACGTCAGCGTTTTCTTCGTTCTTTAAAATCAAGTCACCAAATTCAAGGTGAACATCGGAAGCAATAGCAATTTTCATTTTTACTCTCAATCGGTATGAGGTGGGAGAATATACTCTTCACAATAAAATTGTAATTTAGCAATAGTCTCATTTACATCTTTATGCAGTATCGTAATACCGCCAGCGGCACCAAACGAATCAATTACGTCTGGTGTGTCATCAACTAAAATAGTTGTTGATGTTGCATATGCGGCTTTTAATTTACGTCCGGGTACAGTATTTATTTTAAATTCAATACCACGTTCGCAAAGCCACTGTGTCTTTTGGATTGTCACTTCGGTGTGATACTTTTGGCCACCACTTGAAGTCAACATTTCAATTTCTATGTTTGGAATAGTTCGCACGTAAGCAAGCAATTCTTGCCCGCCAGGATTCCAATCTAGTGTAGCAAAGTTTTCACCTTCAATAAATTTAGTCCAGTTACTTGAAAAGTTTTTTCTATCTCTAGACGAACCAGGACTTTCACCAAACAATTCAAGATATCGGTTCTCAAAAGAACACAAAACACCATCCATGTCTAGATAAAGTTTACTCACACCCATATAATCAATCCAATAACAATCATAATCACAAAATACTCCATGAGAGTAAAGTGTTGTATCATCTTATAGAACCAGTCATACTGCAATAATTTCTCATATAGTGAAAGTTTCATTCTGACATTCTCGCAATTAAATTTTGTAAAACAGGTTCTATCTCAAAAGAGGGAATGCTTGACATATACTGAACGTATGTTACAACGTCAGCACCAGTCAAGCCTTGATCCCATGCTTCAAGGATGTATCGTTCTATTACTACACGGTCATCCATATCACTCCAATAATTATGTTCGAATATATGCTTCAGCAAATTGGCGGTCTTCAAAGTCCTCAACGTCTGTATCGATTTCATCTAACAGGTTGACGGGTTTCTTTGCAGAAGACTTTGCCATCGCAGACATAATTCCATCAAGGGAATCACCAGCACGAACGGGCACAGGAGTAACTTTCTTAGCTTTCACAGGCTTTGCGGCTTTAGTAACAGCAGTCTTAACTGTAGTTGTCTTAGGCTTTGCAACAGCTTTGGTAGCTGAAGCGGCAAATGCACCACTAGCAATTAGTTGTTTCATTTCGTCAATGTTGACGAGTTCGTAACCAACTACCTTGCGACCATCACGGACGCTTTTGATGATAGCACCAGCAAAGATTTTCGTGTCGAGTAAGACATTCGAAACCCGGTATACGCAATCGTATTCCATTTCTTCGCAAAGTTTCTCTGCACTAAAAACGCCGCCCTGTGAAAGAACGACAATAGCTTTTTGCCAACGATTTGATTTAGACATAATATAATTTCCTTAAAAAGAGTTAATCAACAGATACATGGTAACACACCATGGGGTGTTTGTCAAGCGGTAACGACAAAAGGTTTGTCCCACTTACCAACATTGATATGAGCATAGTAAGCGGTATCGAAATAATCCGTCATCGCATCACTACGGTCATAATAATCACCAGAATAAATCGCAGTAACGATTTTGGTCATTAGTTCTTTTGCTTTACCAGAATAATGATCCTGATAATAATAATGGTTCACTTGATCGTAACCAGTTTTGTTGGGTT